GGCGCAGGAGCGTCTGGTGCTGTTCGTATTATGTGGCCCGGAAGTACACGTTCATTTCCATCAACTTGTGCGGGAAGCCCATAATGTCATTAGAACTTTACATTAAAGTTGATGAAAACGGTAATGCGATAGGAAACCCCTATTTGCCAGAAAATTTGCGCGATCACTTTCCTGATGGTGTTCCACAGGACCAATATCAATCATTTATTCGCATTGAACGCCCAGAGCCGGGCATATTTGAAAATGTGAGTGAAACATCAACATACCAAAAAGTTAATGGTATTTGGCAAGATGTGTGGGAAATTACATCCAAAACAAATGATGAAATAGCCCAAATTAAAACAAACATTGATCAGATGGTTTTCAGTACTAAAGCAATGAGGATTGATAAAGTTAATGGGTTTATTGCGGACCCCGCTACCACTAATGCCCAAAAAATGGCATATAATAATTATCTTGCACAATTGCAGGATTATACGGTAACGGATTATTTAAACTGGGAAGTTCCTAAAATACCTAAGTTAGATTCAAACGGTAACATTATATCTTAAAAAGGAAATAAGATGTCTGATGCCATTAACGCTTGGCACTATTTTACGTCACCTGTTTATAAATTTGATAAGCCAGAATTTTTAAAAACAACCACCAAGGTATGCGTGGAAAAATTGGCGGAAGTTAAAAAAACAACAAAATTAGACGAAATATTTCCTTTATATAATACCGGACCATTGCATATTGACGATAGGATGCGCGGTCTTGTTGACTATGTTTTGGAAACATCTTGGCAAATTTTAAATGATCAAGGGTACAATATGGATTTGTACCGCATGGAAATATATGATTTTTGGTGCCAAGAACATCATTACCGTTCAGGCCACGAACGTCATATCCACAATTCAGTTATTTCTGGTTTTTATTTTATAGACACCCCGCCAGAAGGCTGCCGCCTTATTATTCACGAACCACGTTCAACAAAAGAATTTGTTTCGTTAATTGAACGTGATCCTTCACAGGCAACTTATGCCAGCAATATGATTAACTTTGTTCCAGAGGCAGGTTCAATTATGTTTGCTAATTCTTGGCTACCGCATTCATTTACGCGAAATTTGTCAAAAAAACCATTTCGTATGATTCATTTCAATGTAGGTGTTTCATATGTTCCGTCTGTTACGCTTCAACCATCAGCAACGATTATATAATTATGATTACAAATTATCCTGCTGAAAAATCATCTATTTTTTATCCTCATGTTTATTGGGACGGTTATTTTACCAATGAAGAATTGGAATTAATTGTTCAATATTGTGAAAACAAAAAATTAGAAGAAGGAAAAATTTTTGGGGAAGATAAATCGCAAAAACAATTAAGAGTTTCAAAAATAAATTTTACTGAACCTGATGAAGAAAATAGATGGATATTTAATAAGTTAAATACTTTTGTTAAATTTATAAATGATAAGTTTTATGGATTTGAACTTATTGGTTATAATGCTTTTCAATTTTCTACTTATAATTCAAAAGAACAAGGTCACTATGATTGGCACATTGATAGTTATTTAAACAGCCAAAATCAAAATGGAAGCGGCCTTCACCGGAAACTATCCATGACCTTGCTTTTAAATGACGATTTTGAAGGTGGCGACTTTGAAATGAATATGGCTATACCAAAAAAAATTGATGTAATAAAAGGGCGGGCAATATTTTTCCCATCTTTTTTACTTCATCGTGTCGCGCCCGTCACCAAAGGCGTTCGTAAGTCACTGGTCATTTGGGTTGAAGGCCCACGTTGGAAATGAATAAGTACGCCATCCGGTTTAACAAGTCCCGTGGTCAGCCCGGTCGCGGGACGGAGGATCATGCTTGGCGGGTATTTGAAAACGGCAAAGAGTACCTGTTTAAGCATCTGGACATACAGGTTCCCGTCAAGGATGAGCGGGATGGCGGGGATTGGAATATTGTCTGCTATGGTGTATTATCCATTGACCGCGACACTTCTACGGCAATTATCCGGGATTCTTAACTATGACCCTGACAGACCATATTGATACAGGCGTTAAACATTTTATGGATTGGCTGTCGCTCTCCGCAGCATTGGGTAGTATTATGGGCTGGATACCGGAAGTTGGCGCGTTTTTCCCTATTATTTGGTACGGAATTAAGATTTACGAGACTGATACCTTCCAGAAATTGCTAGGTAAGAAGGGCGAATCAGATGTCAATAACGACTAATATTGCATTAAACGAACCAGCGTATAATAGCACGTCCCCCACATGGGACCAGCCGCTCAATTACAATGCAACCATCCTTGACCAAGTTTTTGGCAATACCACTGGTGTATCTGTAAATACTGGCGGGTCAACAACCTACACAAACATTGCCGCACCCAGTGCTACAGCCGCAGGTTCTACGTCACAAGCCATGCGGTTTAACCTTACGGGTGCATTGGCTGCTAACCAAAATGTGCTTTTGCCGCAAAGTGTAGCGGGTATGTGGGTTGTGACAAACAGCACATCCGGCGCGTATACGGTCACCCTTGGTTCCAATAATGGCAGCAACGCAGCCGCTGGAACGACTGTTGCCCTTCCGCAAGGCTATAGCATCATTATTTACTGCGACGGTACAAACGTCAAAAAGGCGGATGATGGTGTTATTCAGAATATCAGTTCTTTATCGGTTAGTGGTAGCATCACTGCCGGAACAACGATTACTGCAGGAACTAGTGTCACAGCCGGAACATCCGTAAGTGATGCAATAGGCAATGTCCGTAGCATTCCTATTAACTCTCAAACGTCCTCATATGTGTTGGTTGCCTCCGATAACGGCAAGGCTATTTCCATCACAACAGGCGGTATTACTGTTCCAAATTCCGTCATGTCGGCGGGTAATGCCGTCACGATTTACAACAATTCCGGCAGCAGCCAGACAATTTCTCAAGGTTCTGGTGTAACCATGCAATGGGCCGGGCAAACCACATCCACAACGGGCGACCGAACGCTTGGCTTGTATGGGATTTGCACCATTCTGTTTGTTTCGGCCTCCAATGCCATTATTTCTGGCGCTGGTTTATCGTGATGCAATTTGCATGGTCGTTCCCACAATTTATAGTTAGTTCAGAATATGATGGCCTGACCAATGTGGTTACGGCCATTAATTGGGTCTGCACGGGAACAAATGGCATATACACGTCATCTTCGTCTGGTACAGCAAAATTAGGTACGCCTAACCCGGCCGAATTTGTTCCATATGCTGACATTACTCAGGCCATGGCGTATAATTGGGTATCGCAATGTATTAGCATGCTTGCCGTTGAGTCTCAGATTGCCGCGCAAATAACCCAATTGTCGCAGCCCGTTACGCAATCGCAGGCCCCACCTTTCTGAGGCCGATATGGACCCATTTACCCTAATCGCTGGCGCGACTGCAATTTATAACTCTATCAAGTCCGCCGTTGATGCTGGTCAGGATATGATGGCGACTGCCGAAAAGGTGAGCAACCTCTTTGGCAAGGTAGGACAGATCGTTACGATCGCGTCAACGCCTCGCAAGAAAAAACTATTTCAATCACAAGCCGAGTTTGAGGCCGAGGCGGTAAAGATATACGCCGTCAAAGCCAAAGCCCTTGATATGCAACTTCAGGTAAAAAACCTGTTTGTTGGCCAATATGGCCCCGCGGCATGGGAAGGCATCCAAAGGCAGGTGATTGAAATGCGTAAGGAAGCAGCTCGTCAGGCTGCAGCTGCTTTAAAAGAGCAGGAAGAGGCCAGAAAGGACCTAATTATGGTTAGTAGCATAATTGGTTTTCTGGTATTGGGTATTGCTGCAATTGGTGTTTTTCTCATGCTAACGGTGAAATGACATGGACATCTTAAAAACTTTTGGACCATTAATTGGTTCAGTTGCACCTACTATCGCTACCGCTCTCGGCGGTCCAGTGGCAGGATTGGCTGTAAAAGCAGTATCAAATGCCCTTTTCGGTCATGAAAATGGCACTGAGGATGACATTATGTCGGCTCTTGCCAATCCAACGGGCGACCAGTTGGCTCAACTTAAAAAGATTGACGCCGATTTCAAAGTTCAAATGAAATCTTTGGACATTGATCTGGAACGAATTTCTGAACAGGATCGCGATTCAGCCCGCAATATGCAGATCGCTACCCGTGATTGGATACCCCGCGTGTTGGCGGTAGGCGTTACGGTCGGTTTTTTTGGCATCATTGCATACATCCTTCACTTTGGCCTTCCAGCCACAGGCGGCGAGGCTCTTTTGATGCTAATCGGTACGCTTGGCACGGCTTGGACTAGCGTCATGGGGTTCTATTTTGGCTCGTCCGCCGGCTCTAAGCAAAAGACAGATGCCCTTACCGCCTCTTTGGGAAATAAACAGTGAAAGAGAATTTCCCCCAATGCTTCGCCCTCGTCCTTAAAAACGAAGGCGGTTACGTCGATAACCCTTCCGATCCCGGCGGGGCCACCAATCTTGGCTGCACTAAGGCAACTTGGGAGGCTTGGGTTGGCCATCCCGTGACCAAGGACGATATCAAGGCTTTGACGCCTAACGATGTCATGCCCCTGTACAAAGCCAAGTATTGGGATACGATTAAAGGCGACGATCTGCCAGAGGGCGTAGATTATGCCGTCTTCGACTACGCGATTAACTCGGGTCCGTCCCGTGCCGCAAAAGCCCTTCAGTCGTTACTCAGTGTTACTATCGACGGACAAATCGGGGCCGCCACGTTACGCGCTCTTGAAACGTCAAACCCTCGCGAAGTTGCTACAGCAGTCTGCGAAGCCCGACTAGCTTTTTTGCAAAGCCTGTCAACTTATGCTACCTTTGGCAAGGGCTGGTCTAGGCGCGTTTCCGAGGTGGAAACCGTTTCAGTCAATATGGTGGGGTAACCTATATGTCACTGACCTACTCGTCGTATGTCCAGCAAATTGCGACTTTGGCCGTTGTCCCGGTCACTGATCCCAATTACACGATCATTATTCCTAGCATGATCGACTATGCCGAGTTGCGTATGCAGCGCGATCTAGACTTTTTGTCTACACAAATTAGCACATCTGCCTACACATTTACGTCTGGAAACAACCAATTAACTTTACCAACGTCTCAATTTATTGTACCTCAAACCTTTGAAGTTATTGACGGATCAGGCAATTCGTCCCCCCTTTTGGCGGTAGGTAAAGAATTTATACAGAATGTTTACGGATCAGGTTCTACGAC